TAAAAGCGAAATAAATCGCTAGAGCACTCGCCCCGGCGGCGATAAGCTCCTCCATCCTGGTCGTCCTGACCGAAGTCCCCGCGACGAGCATAATCACAATGGTCAACGAGACCCTAAATGGTGAAGTGGCACCTATTAAGCCCCCATTTCCCGGCCTCTACCACGAGGTACTCGGAAGATGGTTCACGTGCTGAGCACAGACCGCCATTAACCTTCACAAAGTGACGCTGCACACGACCAGCCAGAAACCGTGGGAACCACGGATCAAACCCCCTTCTCTGCCAGCGAATCAAAGGCCTGGCGCCAAAGATCCAACAAGAGAAGGCTCACCCCTTCCTCGTCAGTTTCGAACTCGTCAGGAACGAGAAAGAAACCCGAGTTCAAACGCCGAAAGAACTCACATTTCGGGCCTCTCCAGCCGACAAAACTGAGAGAAGACCGTGCCGGCTTGGACCGGTACGCGTATGTCCGACGTATACTCCCGCAGGACGGAGAGTATTCGTCTCTCTTCAAACCCCCGTCTCTACCGTTGGTCCACATGAAGTCCCTTAAGGCTTCGACCTCCAACGGCCGCGGATCCCTCCCCCGGATCACGCGCAACGATGCATTCACCGGCGCAAGCGGTGCAACAGGAAGAGTAGTAGGGTGTCTACTACGTAGCATCTGCTTCTCTCTCAGCCAAGAAGCATAGGTCCTATGACCTAGTTGAGACGGGAGAAAACCCCACCTCCTTCCGATCCTGACGCGCGAGAACGCATCAGTCCACGCACGGGAAGATGCCACGGCTTTCGCCATGTGCATCATTCCCGTCCAATCGGAAAGAGCCCCACCTCTCCTTAAATGGCGCACCTCGCGCCATCTCCCCTTAATCTTCAAGAATGCGGTCGAGTTGACCTCAACCACATTCTTGGCTCGAATTGTCTTATCATCGTTGAGTCGGTACCCGCAAGGGTAGTCCTGCACGGTGACAGCTCGTGAGGCAGAAATGACAGTGTCATCACCATTCACGAGGAAACGAGCGCGAGCATCAAAACGGGCTGCCCAGGAGGCAGCACAGTAAGAATGCAAGCAAAGAAGGGGAAACGAGAGGTAGGATCCCATCATCTGTCCGTGGGACACCCTACTATAACCGCCCTCGATCCTCTCGACGAGAGGACTCAAAGAAGCTTTCGCCAAAGCGCGAATGCTGCGAGGTACTTTAACAGAGTTAAAGAACGCGGCGTCAAGTAGGGCCTCTGACACATCGTGACAGAGGCCGTCGGTGGCCGATACCAGATCTACCGAGGTCTGGTATCCTTCGGAACAAACAGATGTCATCCTTTCCTCGGTCGGGGGACCGCAAAGAAGCCAATCCGTGGTCCGCTCGAGATGTGAATACATCAAGCGGTGCAATGGTGCTAAAAGATCAATGGACTCATCGAAAATGAGCAATGATCGGCACTTGCCAGCTGTCGGAACTTCTTTGAAACGCGCCAGAAACAGAGGGGCGACCTCTGTCTCCTGGAGACACGCGTTTAGGTACTCTTCCCTCCTTCCCTGCCAGAGGACGTCCGCACGGGACTTCTTGGGCTCACGGGCGGCTGAGTTCGCAACATGCTTCCCGACGAAGGAAGGGTAGCTGCGATCCCAGCAAGGAGGAAAGAGCCGAGTAGCCACACGCCGGACGTGGGCAAGATACTCGGGGGATGAGGGAGGGGGTTGAGAGAAGGCGTTCTGTTCCCACGCAGGACGCCCTGACGGAGTGTGGTGTCTGCAACCCGTTGGCAGGTTGCGCTTAATTGACGAACAGCTGTGAGCAAGCTCCCAGCGTTCGTAACGCCCCAGTCTCTGTAGCGAACAGAGACCGAAATTATCTTTCCTGCCCTGGCGGCGCGGAAAGGCTACAGAGGTCCGCTCCTTACCCTGTAGCAAAAGAAAAGACAAGAAACGAGAGAGATCACCAGGATTACAGTCCGGAAGTTCCGAGTATGGGAGACCATACCGAACCCGAAGCAACTGTAATCCATTGTGGATGGTTTCCTTCGTATGCCGAGTGTGCCGGCCACACTCAACACACGGCTTAACCACTGAACCGCTGGCGGATTTATCAGTGGGCTCCCTTATCGCGGGAGAGACGGCTACGCGCTTGCGCGACGATCGACGAGCGCCAAAAAGCCGCAAGGCAGGGCGAACTCGGCGAATTTCCA